TGAAACAAAAAAAAATTAAAAATATGACTATCAATGAGTTAAATACTTACACTTTTGAATGTCTTAACTCTTTAGAAACACAAAATAAAATTCTTGAATACTGGAAAGAAACTTTCCATTCTTGGAATTATCATCTTGGACGTAAAACAAAATTAGAAGAAATAAAAAAACAAGAAGAGCTTGCCATCACAACTATAGATAACCTACAAAAGGTACTTATAGAACTACAAAAGTATCAAGAAGCTTACGTTCAAACCTGTAAAAATCAAATAAATACTTTAAAAACAGAATCAGATTTAAAAAATGACTAAATTACCTAAAAAGCCTAAATTTCCAAAATACCAAATTTGGTTTGATGAAGAATGGAAAAAATATCTTATGGTTTTTGATGGTTTAGATGGTGTTCCAATACCTTATGAACTTGAATTAAGTGAAATTGGTTCTCAAACAATCAAAACTGCTTTTGTTAATACTCCAATTCATTTAGCATTAGGTAACTTTTGGGGCTATCAAGATTTCCCAGAAGATAAAGTTTTAACCAATTGTGAGCCTTTTGAGGAAGGTAGAAATCACATTTACTTAGCAAGTTATGATTTATCTGCATTAAAAGCACTTG